AGAGTTAAGAGTGACTTACAGTAGATTAAAAAATATAAGATTAATTAAACCTTGTTTAAAAAGATATTTAGCAACTCATGTGAGAACAAATTTTAGAAAAGTAGAGGCAGATGAATTTGTAGTTGCAACATTATTACCAGTGCAACAATTTAAAAAACGAGGTGATAAATATGTATTTAATAAATCAAGAGGATATGTTTAATAATGGCTGATTTAAAAGAATTTATAGAATCAAGTGCCGCTCTTACCATACAAGAGATATTAGCACCTTTTAGAGATGGTGAGGGAATTGCAAGACCATCTCAATATGAAGTATTGTTTTTTCCACCAACAGGCTATGCAGGTTCAGGTGGGAGAGGTAAATCAGATAACTTTATAATTGATGTTTTAGCAGATAGTCTTGGTAGGGGTGAACAGAGAGAGGTGTCCATGCAGTGTCACAAAATTGACTTTCCTGGCAGAACTTTAGATTCAACACCAGATACAAATATTTATGGCCCAACTAGAGAAATAGTTAATGGTTTTTCTTTTGCTGAAATTTCAGCAAGTTTTTATCAATCAAATAATTACCAAGAAAAACAATTTTTTGAAACATGGCAAAGATTAGCTTATGACCCAAACTCATGGTCGATACAATATTATGATGACTATGTTGGTAAGATTGAGATATATAGTTTAGATAATGATGGTGCAAGAAGATATGGAGTTCAACTAGTGGAGTGTTTTCCAAAAACAATATCTGCTCAAAATTTAGACGCTAATCCATCCAGTACAGCACAAACTTGTGATGTATCTTTTAGTTATAGATACTGGAAAAATTTAACAGATGAAAGACTTTTACCAAAACCAATAGTAGAAACTTTTCAAAGAATTCTTGCTAACCAAGTGGAAAGAGAACTTACGAGGAATATACCTAAAGTATTAAGAAAATTATAACATAATGGAGTGAATAATTATGGCATTACCTAAACTTGAAACCAAGACTTACACTTTGACCTTACCATCAACAGGCGAAGATATTAAGTACAGACCTTTCTTAGTGAAAGAACAAAAAACATTGATGATGGCACAAGAATCAAAGAGTGACACAGAAATAATTGACGCTATGAATCAATTAATATCACAGTGTACTTTTGGAAAAGTAAACCCTAAAACTTGCCCAATGTTTGACGCTGAGTATATCTTTTTAAAATTAAGAGCAAAATCTGTTGGGGAAACAGCACAAGTGCAAGTGACTTGCCCAGATGATGAAAAAACAAAAGTAAATGTTGTAGTAAATCTCAATGAAATAGAATGCACTATGACAGATGACCACACAAATGAGATACAGGTAACAGATAGAGTTAAAATTATTTTTAATTACCCTTTGATATCTTCATTCAAAAATACGAAAGAAAATAATCAAACAGAATATATGTTTAATATTATATCTGATAGTATCTCAGAGATACATTTTGATGGTAAAGTTTTTAATAAAGTAGACATGTCTAAAAAAGAAATAACAGAATTTATTGAATCTCTAACAACTGAACAATTTGAAGATATATCTAAATTTTTTGAAACTATGCCAAAATTAAGACATGTTGTAGAGGTGACTAATCCAGAGACTAAAGTAAAAAGTGAAGTCGTAATACAAGGGCTTCAAAGTTTTTTAGTATAGGGCTCTCTCACGAGAGCCTAAAAAATTACTATAAAAGTAATTTTGCTCTCATGCAACACCATAAATACTCATTGACAGAGTTAGACAACATGTTGCCATGGGAAAGGGAGATTTACTTAGGTTTAATAATAGAACATGTTCGAGAAGAAAATAAAAAAATAGAAGAACAAAATAGGAAAATGAGACAAAAATAGATGGCTATTATTTCAGAAGATACAAGACTGTTAATTGCATACATGCAAAAAAACAATGAGTTAACAGAGCAAATTAAAAACCTTGCAATAAAAGATGACACGCCTGATGAGCGTGTTAAAGACCAATTACCTGAAATATTGGCTGAAAGAACTTTCATAAACAAACAAATGAAACAGGCAAAGGACTTGTCTGCCGATGAAAAGAAAACAGTAGGAAATCCTTTAGAGGAAATTGTAAAAGGTTTATCAGACCAAAACCAAGAGATTAATGATTTTCTAGTGGCAAACGCAGAGGGTATTAGAGAATTTGTGGACTTGCAAGTAGATACACTTAAAGAATTAGAAAAACAAACAGAAATTATAGACATGAATGCGCTTGGAATGAAAAATATGATGGAATCTATGGGTCAACAACAAACAAATCAAGTGAAAGAATCTTTGCTTGATGTAAAAGATGGGCAAGAAAAATTTACTATGGATTTAGGTGCTAAAATTCTAGAGATGACACCTACCCCATCACAGAGAAAAGAGGAAAGAAAAGATGAACAAACTAAGCTGTCATCAATGTTCTCACAATTAGGAGGAGATATAGTAAAAGGTTTTGGAAAAACAGGTAAATCTATAAGTGAAAAAATTTCTGAATTAAATAAAGGTATATTGGGTAGAGTAGGATTTGCAACAGTGCTTTTTTTATTAGTCGGTGGGTTGATTGGACTAAGTAAAAGACTATCTGAAACTGTAACTGGTATAGGATTTAGTTTTGGTTCTATTTTTCGAAACTTAGCTAATTTTGGGGAAACTGGTAGAGGATTTTTTGGTGACCTTGGCAATTTGTTGGCTGAGGGATTTACCGCTATAGGTACAACACTAGCATTCTTCTTTAGAAAATATATTATTGGATTTTTTTTCAATGGTATGAAAAACGCTTTTCTAAAAGTTTTTGCATTTTTTAGAAAAAATGAATTAGGAAAAGCTATGAAGGCATTAGGAAAATTTTTAGTTAGATTTATTGCCTTTCCAATAACAGCACTTTTAGGTATGTTAGACTTTATTAATGAATTTAATAAAGAAATGTTTGATGGAAGTGGTAGTTTTTTAAGGTCACTTGGAGCAGGTCTCATGGGCATTGTAAATGGAGTTCTTAATCCTATAATAGAACTTTTTAAATTTTTAGGAAAAATTATAGCGATACCTATGATATTAGCGGGCAATTTTGTTAGAGAATTACTTAATGGTAATTTAATCTCAGGTGATTTTAGTGGTTTAATGAGAGGTGTTCCATTTTTTGGCACACCAGTGCCTAATATACCTGCTGAAACTATCACAGGTGTAGGGGGCGCTGGTTTAGCAGGTAATACTGGAATCTTAATTCAAACCAACAACATCGACACTTCAAATAAATCAGAAACTCATCAATATTCAAGCACAAATATTACAGATTCACAAGCAGAAAACACAGGACTATAAAAATGACAGAGGAAAACAAAACAGAGATAACACCGACTAAGTTTGATAGTTGGCGTATATTTCCTAGATTACTTATAACACTATATGGATTCGCATTCTATCGCACAACAGAGTGGTTTATGACACTGCCTGACCCAACCAATGCACAATCAGCATTTGTATCAGTCATAGTAGGAGCTGGTGCCGCTTGGTTTGGATTATATGTAGGTTCAGGTAAAAAGTAATTATCTAGGATTTAAATGGTCTTCTGTTAGTATCTTAAATTGCATACCATGAGATTCACAAAACTCTTGTGCTGATTTCCATTTTGCTTTATTAATACCCCATGTCTTAACTTTATTGTACCACACGCCTGTTCTTCTTTTAGGATTTTGTTCTGGTGGAGTGCATTGATGTTTAGGTTTAACTTCAATGATGTATTTTTTAAGACTGCCGTTTTTACTACGAACTTTGACATAAAAGTCTGGAAAATATCTATGATAACGACCATCCCAAGGCGATACATATGGTATTACTATTTCCTCACTACCCCATTCTACAATAGATTTAGTGGTGTCACAGTATTTCATCATCTTTAATTCCCAAGATGAGCGATATACTATTTCTTTCAAATCACCCTTATATTTGGTAGGATTTTTAGGTTTAAACTTTCCTTTATATCTCATAATCGTTATAAATACTTTAAATTATATAGGACTATTTATACATGGCGCTAGACAATTTAAAAGACATAGGTAAATCAGTAGCAAGAGGAATAGTAGGTAAAAATCTAAGGAGAGTTGCTGGTGGTATCGCTGGACTAATAGGTGGCCCTAACAGAACTGATTCATCAGATATATCACCATTAAGAACTAACACCTCAACAACCACTTTATCGTTTCCACTTGACGCTACTAATGTAGACCCATCTTTAGGCAATCATGGACACTACATGATGTTTTTTATTAATGAGCAAGAAAGTGCAAAAGTAAGATTTGATAACATGCAAGACCAGTTATCTGTAGGTGGAGAAACATTAGGACAAAGAAATTTAAAAAAACATTTAGAAAAGAATTTAGGTTTTACAGGTGCTTTTGATAAAATATTTGACACTAAAACTAATAAATTTAAAGAAAAGGCCACTGAAACACAAAAACAAATTTTTGACCAAAAAGGTGGAGTAGGAGATTTATTTTTTGGTAAAGATAGAAAAGGAACTGCTCAAAAAGAATTTAAAAAAGGTTTTGGTGGACAAGCTTTAAAAACTGGTGATATTAATCGCACAGGTTATACTGCTAGAAAAAACCAAAAACAAACAATTAGTGTTGAAAGAGCGCCAACAAGAAGATTAGACACATGTATTACCATGTATATGCCTGCTGAAGTAAAAGTTTCATATCAAGCAAAATATACCGATACATCAATAGGAGGTGCAACAGCAGGAGTTTCACAAGCATTTGGGTCAATAAGTAGGTCAACCAACATAGTCCAAGGCGCTGAAGAAGTGGGGGGAGCGCTTTTAAATGCCACTGGCGCCGTGCTTGCAAATACGGCAGCAACCACCATAGGAGCAATACCGATGTTCGCAGGCGCAAAAGAGGCCGTTGAAATATCACAAGGTATTGTTTTAACAGATAGAATGGAAATCGCATTTAAAGGATTAGAGAAAAGAAAATTTTCATATACTTTTAAAATGTATCCAAGAAGTGAAGAAGAAGCAAATGAAGTAAAAAGAATTGTTGACATGTTCAAATTTCACATGCTACCTGAAATGAAATTTGGAGATAGAGGAAGATTTATGACTTATCCATCAACATTTGATATTCAATACATGTATTTAAATGCAGAAAATAATTATTTAAATAAAGTTTCAGAGTGTTATCTAGAAAGTATGGATGTATCTTTTGGTGGAGATAGATTTAGAACACACAAAGGTAATGAGACTGGGGCTCCACCTGTTGAAACAACTATGACATTAAACTTCCAAGAGATAGAACTTATTACAAGAGACAAAGCTGCAGAGGGATTCTAATATGTATTTTGATAATTTCCCAACGATAATATATGATTCTGAAAAAGAAAATGTATTTAAAGATGTAAAAAATTTACTTAGGCGTGTTGCTATTAGAGCAAAAGTAAAATCTAACACTTTATTATATGATACTTATGATGTAAAAAATGGTGAGACACCAGAATCAATCGCTCACAAATTGTATGATGACGCTGAGTTACACTGGGTAATTATGTTAGTTAATGATGTCACAGATAGATATCATGACTGGCCTATGTCAGAGGCACAATTTTTACAATTTGTTAATGATAAGTATGATAATGTGGATGGTGTACATCATTATGAAATATCTCAAACCTCTGGTGATACATCTATCAAAATAGATGTTGGAACTAGTAATTCAAACTATCCAACGGCCACCGCCATAACTAATTTTGAATATGAGCAAGAACAACAAGATAGTAAAAGAAAAATAAGACTATTAGACCCAATTTACATAGACCCATTTGTTGAAGAATTTAAATCATTAATGAATGAATCCATAATATAATGACTGGAATAAGACACGCTGGAGAGTATGAACTCGTTGACCTAAAACTACTTGCTAGTTCTGGTGAAGTAATTAATCTAAACTTAAATTACACATTAATTGACATATATGAAAATATGTTTTCTAATGGTTTAACTGGAACAATTACAGTTGCAGATACAAATAATTTAATTATGAATGCACCGATTATAGGTCAAGAATTTTTAGCATTTAAAATAAAAACACCAAGTCTTGATAATGTGCCGATAGACTTTACTCAACATGTTATGGCAGTTTATAAAATAGATTCAAGAGTATCAGATATGGGTGGTGAAGTTTTTATATTACATTTTTGTTCACCTGAAATATTAAGAAATAGTAGAGTTAGACTTTCAAAATCATATGATGGTAATATAAGTGATACAGTAAACAGAATATTAAAAGATAAAAAATCTGTAAACACAAAAAAAGATTTGTTTATTGAATCAACTTTAGGTAATAAAAAAATTGTTTCACCAAATAAAAATCCATATTCATTAATTAGAGATTTAACAATTGACGCTATCTCTGATAATGGTTCACCAAATTTTATATTTTTTGAAAATTTAGATGGTATACATTTTAGAACACTAGACAGTTTGTATGATAAAGATAGTGTTGGCGACTATGTAGCGTCAGATAGAGGAAGTGTTGATTTCCAAAAAGGTGGCGTAAGTAATTTAGAGGAAGATTTTAAAAGAGTATTAGATTACCAAATAACTGGAAATAATGATACAAAAAGAAATATTAAATCTGGAATGTTTGGGTCTAAAACCATATCATATAATATATTTCAAAAAAATTATAGTGTAAGACAATATGATTACTTTGAAGAATTTGATAGTTTTAGTAGGGTGTCTGGTGGAGGAGAGAGTTTTCCTATATATAGCAAGGGTGCAGTTGATTTCGCAAACAATATAAGTGATTTTAAAGACGCTAAAATATATTTACATAGCACATCAAAAGATACAAGTGGACTTGATACCCAACATTATGTTGGAACAAAAACAAACTATACACCAAATGACATAGAAAAAACAATTGCACATAGAGATTCTAAACATGCAGAGTTAGATAATGGTGTTAAAATAAATATGGAAATAAATGGCAACACAACAATTAAGGTAGGTTCAATCATAGATTTTCAGATACCTATTACAGGCACAAATCATTT